CAGTGGAGGATGACGAAGATGCCGATGACGCTCTGAGTTACTTCCAGAAACTCGCGGAGTCTTGATATAACAAAGGAGGGATAAAACCCTCCTTTTTCAATTTCTGGTATATTTTGGATTATAAGTAGATTTTAGGTTATCACTAATATAAGTAGATGATTCTGGATTATATTTCATCATATTCTTAAGATCAGTTACCACCAAAGAAAGATATTGTGGTTTTAGAATTAGAATTCTGCGTTTTTGTTCATTAAGATTGATTTCATATTCGTAATTAGTTATTGGTTTACTGACCAAATTTCCTTGAATTGCTTTAACTGTTGATGTAACACCATCAAAATATTTAAATTCTTCTGTGAATTTTTCTTGCCATACAGTTCCATTCCATCTCCAATATTGGTTATTTTGGAAATGTATATCACCAACAAATACCTTTTGAATTTCTTGTGGAGCCCCAATGGTTATTGTTGGAGGTGTGGTATAATTTGCTCCACCATCCGTCAGTGTAATAGTGGATATGCCAGTAGTTGAATTCAACACAGCAAAACCAACAGCAGTCCTATATGTGGGAGCTGGTGTGATTGAAACGGTGGGATTGAATAAATATCCGAATCCCCCGTTAGTAAGAGTTATGGAATTTATTTTAGCTCCGGGTGTAGGTGTTGATATTGTTATAGTTCCACTCATTGTTATGTGATTTTCGCAAACATAATAATAAGTGCCTGCAGCAACTCCAGTGGTATTCCATGTAATAGGTATAACTACCCCAACATTACCAGTAACACCATTATTTGTGATAGTTCCAGTTGTTACACTATTTCCTGTGCCAACAGTTTGAGCAGTTTTTATCCAAAATGGATGACCATTCGCGTTTACATTAAAAACTAGAGTATCTCCAATAGTTGCAGTTATGTTAATATCACTACCAGAACTATGCCCAGTAAACAAATAGTTTTCAGACGCGCTGTTTATGACATCCCAAGTTTTTGTAGTTGTCGTTTCGGAAACCATGTTAGCTGTAGCAGTTGCCTGAACTGCTGGGTATGGTGCAGATAGTGTAATTACGGGTGGGTTGGGATATCCGAGTCCTTGAGCATCAATAGCAATATTCGTGACAGATCCATTAGTCAAAGTTGCAGTTGCTTTTGCTAATGTGATAGTTTCATATTCAAATAATCTTTCCGAAGAACCACCACAAACTATAAATTTTGTGTTGTCTGCTTTTAAAATTATATCTGATGGATTACCAAGTTGACCTCCTACGTAAAAGTCATTAATAAATGATACTCCTCCAATAAAACTGAACGGAGTAGTTAAATTAAATTCAAATATCTTTGAAGTGGATTGGCCAGTTGTAAATAATTTCTAT